GCCAGACGTTGCTCAAGGTGGTTTTTCCAGAGAGAAGAAAATTCCTCTTGTCAAAAAAGTTTCACCGGCTTTGTAGGGAAGGGCCTGTGGATAACTTTAGCAATGTCGCACAACACAGAGTTTGTTGGAACTATTCTGAAATAAAAGTGTCGTAAATAAATTTTACTCAAAAGACATCCGAAAGGGTGTCTTTTGTTTTTTATACCCAACTTTTCGTGGCAGTCACGAGTGCGCGGTTCACCCGAGCCGTTCACTCATGACTGCCATTTTTTATGGTGGCAGTACAAAGGTCGAACATTAACAACCAAAAATCAAAAAGAGATATGGAAATGGAATTCACGATCGCAAAGCCGCGCGAAATAGTCGGCACCGGTCGCATTGGATTGGTCCGTACATCAGCAAACAATCTTCTTGAAAGATTTGGAATGCCTCACAACCAGATTCCTGATTCAAAAGAATCTGAATGGAGAGCTCCACTTGATCAGAAAGTCCGATTTGAATGGATGTTCAAATCAGTTGATGGAAAAACAGTGATCACCATATACGACTACAAAGACCGCACACCATTCCGAGATATCGATGAATGGCATGTTGGTGGAAAAGGAGATCGAGAAAAAATAAAAAAGTTTTTCAAACTCTACTTACCATCAGGAACTCTTGAGATTGATAAATAAAACGAAGCCTTTCCGAGAGGGCGACACAATATGAAATCACTCAAGCAAACCCGAGCAGTTACCTACAGACGATACGGCATACCAGCCTTAATTCTGGAAGGTAAATGGCTCGAAGAAAAGTATCGATTACGCATAGGCGATGTAGTCGATATTGATTATCAGCCTAAAGAAATAAGATTGCAGAAAAACCAAAAGCTATCTCTACAGCGCAGAGAAAAACTAAAGGAAAAAGAAGCAATCAAAAGAAAGCTCTATGACAACCAAACAGGAAATCAAGAAACTCCTCAGGGAGAGAGCTCTGAGCATAGTGGATGAAAGAATCCTGCCTGAAACACTCGACAATATTGCTGAGTGGACAGGAGAACTCATGGGAAAACTCACAACCCTAGATCCTAACAACCAAAAGCAAATTGATGAAGCATTCACTCTTCTGCATGAAGGACTTGTTAAGGAAACGATTGAGCAACTTGTCGAACCGCTCAGTCAAAGGAGAAAAAAATTATTCGCTAAAAAATAAAAGACCCCCCGAAGGAGGCTCTTACCGTAGATACATCATATCAAGACCCCTTCGGTGAGTCAATAGAAAAACTATGACTACACAATTACAAGAACGAAAGGTGGTCCCAGTTGCACCAGAAGAAAGTTTCTTCACGGCAATTGGAAACACAAAGCCCTACTTCAAAGCAGCATTTGAAGGAGAGCCAGGTACCGGCAAAAGCTGGAGTGCCGCATTAGTAGCAATCGGTCTTCATAAGAAGATCAAGAGCAAGAAACCCATTGTACTTATTGATACCGAGAAAGCATCAAAGTTTCTAGTCCCTCTTTTTCAAGAGCATGGAGTAGAAGCAGTGGTACGTGAGACACACTCACTCGCAGACTTGGTAACAGCAATGAAGATCTGCTCGGAAGGATACTCAGACATAGTGGTGATCGACAGTATCACTCACATCTGGATGGACTTCCAAGAAGCGTATAAGCGAAAGCTGAACCGCCAAACATTCCAAATTCAAGACTGGATGTCAATCAAGTCTGAATGGAATAAATACTTCTCAATCCCATTAGTACAGTCACCATTGCACATTATTGCAACAGGTCGAGTGTCTGATCGAATGGAACAGGAAGTAGATGAGGATGGTCGTAAAGAATTTACTAAGACAGGAGTAAAGATGCAGGCAGAGAAAAATGCTGCATACGAATTCGATGTCCTAGTACTTATGGAACGACATGAACTCATTCAAAGAAAAAAGCGTGAAGTATGGCGACAAGCCACGGTCCTCAAAGGTCGAGGAAATCTACTTGATGGAAAGGTCTTTAAAAACCCAACATATGAAGATTTTGCTCCAGCTATTGAAGCGGTCATCAAAGATCCTGTAGCTGCAAGATTCAGTCCAACAGAGCGAGATGCTGGTGAACTGATTCGAACCGAAGAAGATAAACGTAAGTGGGTAAATGAGAAAAAGCGATGGCTAGAAGAAATTGAAGGATACCTAGTATCAATCTGGCCAAGTACCAGTGCAGCAGAAAAGAAAAATAAAGTTGATGCACTTGAGTACGCATTCGGAACTAGAAGCTGGTCCGCAATTGAAGCGATGCATCCAGAAGCTCTAGAAGATGGATACGCAAAGATTCAAGAATTTACTCAAAAGAAGATTGCTGAAGCGAAAGGTGAACTACCACCGGAACCAACTCCGATGGAAAAATTCGAAAAAGATCTTCGAGAATCAAAAGAAGATAAACCGAAGAAGTCCACTGTCAGCGTCCGCAAGGCTGTAACAAGTGGCAAGTAATTAGCTTGGCCACTGACTCAGCCCTGGTCGCAGTGGCACGAGGGCTGAGATCGGGGGCGAAGCGCTCCCGAAGGTAAGCATGTGGCGGAATAGGTAGACGCTTATGGCACGCGTGCAAAGTCCAAGGGACTACACGTAAGACAGTTACCTCGCAGGTCGAGAAATTAATACTGTCATGTGAGGTGCAAATCCTCACCAAACTTACAACAGAGAAAACATCGATAGGGCTTATCGATGCTTTCTCTCTTCATAAAAAACTATGTATGAACACAAAAACAACTTAATACCAAATAGCACACAGGTCCCGAATGTAATTCTGGATCTAGTAATCCCTCGCTTACCGGAAGCTGAGGGACGATGTCTTCTGTATATTTGCAGGCGAACATTCGGATTCCACAAGGAATCAGATCGAATAAGTTTCTCTCAATTTATAGATGGCATAAAGGATCGTACCGGCAAGGTTCTTGATTACGGTGCAGGATTGGCACGTGCCTCCGTAGCAAAAGGACTTAAAAATCTTGCTCAGGCTGATGCGGTAATTGTTAAGTCGACAACCAAAGGAAACTTCTACCAAATCAATCTCTCAATGGATGTGGATAAAGTGGTTCAGCTAGTGAATCAGTATAGTGGCAATACCAAAAGTGGTTCAGCTACTAGACCGAAAGCGGTTCAGGTAGTGAACACACAAAATCTAGGAAACAAAGAGAAACAAAGTAATACGCAGTCAGTGACTGCGCTCCCAAAAAAGGAAAGAAGTCTCCATTCAAGACTCGTTGAATATTTTCATAATACAGCAAAACAGACACGAGGTATCAGTGTGGCAATAACTCAAGCTGATGGGAAAAACCTCAAGCGTGTAATAGATACCAATACGCTCACCGAAGATGACCTAGAAAAACTAATCTTATATTTTCTTGGATCAAGTCACTTCAGAAATTTATCTCCAAGCATCAGCACATTTTTATCTGCAACGGTCCTCAATGGATTGGTAGATAACATGCGAAATAATCCGAGATTCTGGAAAGAACTTGATGACCTCACTCAACGATTCAAATACGTAGGCACAAAAGAGAACAAAGCAATGATCGAACGCTTTGAAGCACTTAAGAAGCAGTTTCTTGAAAAATTAATCATTAATAAAACCATATGAAAAAGACAATTGTATTCACCGTAAAAGGAAATAACGAGGACTGGCACGGCAATCCTATTCCATACATGAGAGTAGTCGGTCGAGCTCTCTGGCTCCCAAAAGCTCGAAGATACAGCGCGTGGAAAACTTACGTTCGCAAATGGTTCTACGCTGACTATCCAGAATATCTTATGCATGCAGGTAAAAAGATTTTGATAGATGTTCAACCGTTCACTACAAGCTCTGCATCAAAAGCACGCATGGACATAAAAATATTTTGGATGAATGGAATACATGGAGATCCTGACAACATCTTCAAGGGTATAGCTGATGCATTATTCAAAAATGACAAGTTTCTTGACGGTAGCTTTGAATCTCACTATTCACAGGATGGAAAAGGTCGAGTTGAGATAAGCATAACCTTGGATATCTAACGTATGAAGTACCTCAGTTTATTTTCTGGTATTGGCGGATTTGAACTAGGGATAGAACAAGCCTATGAAATCATGCGCACTAAGAACAAGAAACAGAGGAGTCAAAGAGCTCGAGGTAAGAAAAGACAATCTGGCAAATTCGATAACTTCAGTGATGACAGATTCACTTGTATTGGATACTCCGAGATTGATCCGTATGCAATCAAGATCTATGAAAAACATTTCCCCGAACATAAAAATTATGGAGACATCACAAAACTCAAAGCAAACAAACTTCCAAACTTTGACTTACTGGTCGGCGGATTTCCATGTCAGGCTTTCTCAATTGCTGGAAAAAGAAAAGGCTTTGCAGACACTAGAGGAACGCTCTTCTTTGACATCGCTCGGATTCTCAAAAGTAAAAAACCAAAAATGTTCATATTGGAAAACGTCAAAGGATTGTTATCTCATGACAGTGGCAACACTTTCAAAACAATTATCTCCACGCTTGCTCAATTGGGGTACGACTTGGAGTGGCAAGTGCTTAACAGCAAGAATTTCGGAGTCCCTCAAAACCGTGAACGTGTGTTCATTGTCGGACATCTTAGAAAAGAAACCAGATCAAAAATATTTCCTTTCACCAAAAACCACAGCGAGGATATTGTCCTACCAACCATCACGACACGTGTTACCGCAGACTCAAACGGAACTTATGTTAGTGAAAGATCGCCACGTCAAATCATAGGCGGTAGCCAAGGAAACCGAGTATACGATCCTAAAGGAATCTCAACTACACTCGCAAGCCAAGCAGGCGGTCTCGGAGCCAAAACAGGGTTATACGCAGTTGGTGGGCTACAGGCACATCAAAAGCCACGAAAGGATGGAATATCGCCAACCCTTACGCAAGCAATGGGAATGGGTGGCGGTCAGACACCGCTAGTATGGTCGAAAAAGATAAAGATACGCAGACTCACACCACTAGAATGCGAACGCCTCCAAGGATTTCCAGATAACTGGACTGAGGGCATAAGTGATACACAGAGATATAAAACTCTCGGTAACGCAGTAACGGTAAATGTGGTCCGCGCAATAGCAAGGAGACTTTTCTCCTCAGGAACGTCATGAAGAAAATAAACGCAATATACAAATTAAATGCTCTTCAAATAGATGATGCACACCATAAATTTGAACAGGGATGGAGAATCTCCTGGATAGCAGCAATTTTTAATGTTCATAGAAGCACTATTTATTTTCATGTCAGATACAACGGGTGGGTACGAAGGGTCCGAGTATTAAAGATGATGCCACAAGAGGTGGTCGTCATTTACAGAGAGAGGAAGAAAAACAAATACAGAGAAAAATTCAGGGGATCATATGACTTTATCAAGATGAGTGCCGAGCAAATAAAAATACAAAATTGCAGACATAGTCGATGGATAAAGCGATGCAGTATCTGTGGAATGATTCTCGCCTCAGATGCCGTAGATCACGAAACTGTGTGCAAAAAAGAGAATATTAATAACTAAAATTTATATATGAAAAATAAACATAACAAAGACAATCCTCTCAGCCTCTCTGCAAGATTTCTTGCAGCTCGTCCTGATCTCGTTGGTGCATGGATCATAGGAGCGCATAGTCTACTTCCAATATTCAAATCAGAAAATAAAGAAGTAATAAATGCTTTCTTAGAAACGGTCCAAGGTGAATTTTTTGCAGCACTTCAGCATCACTGGAAAAAGAAAAACCCGAATCAAGAAATGACGTATACGTTTGGAACTATTTGTCTCAATCGAAAAGGAGATGAACGATTAATTATTGGAGTACAACCAACAGAAAAAAGTAAGCCTACATACGAGTATATCTCTGATGATGGCAAGGTCGGTGCATGCAACGAATCAAGCATGGTAAGTTGGATGGAAAAAATATAAACATATGCAAATAACAGATATAAAACCATACGAGAAAAACGCCAAAGAACATCCTACATGGCATCTCGAAAAAATCGCAAATAGCATAAAGGCATTTGGATGTAAGCAACCGATCGTAATAGATAAAAACGGTGTAATTGTTGCAGGTCACGGTAGATTTATCGCCATGACTGAAATGCTTGGATACACAGTAATGGAGCAAAAAGCATTCACGAAGAAAGGTGAGCCTGTGATTCCATATGTTATGGCGGATGACTTAACTGAAGATGAAATTAAAGCGTATCGAATTGCTGATAACCAACTCAATGCACTAACAGGTCAAAATATGAATTTGATTGTTGATGAACTTAAAGATCTTGATGTGGCAGGATTTGATATCACACTCACGGGTTTTGATAGAGATTTGATTATTGAAGATGATGAGAATGATGATGTGGTCCCCGAAGAACCCACTCAACCAAAATCACAGATTGGTGATGTATATCAAATTGGTCCGCACACAATTATCTGTGGAGATTCAACCGATGAGTCTGCATGGAAAAAACTGATGGAAAACAGAAAAGCAGATTGTGTGTTTACTGATCCACCATACAACGTGAACTATTCAGGTCGTGGTGAAAACACTAGCAAGGGAATCATGAATGACAATATGAGCGATGGTGCATTTGATTCATTTCTAGAATCAGTGTTCGCAAATATTGCTCAACATACAAAGACAGGTGCCGGATGGTATGTATTTCACTCAACATCAACACAGGCTCAATTTGAATCAGCACTAAAAAAGCAAGGTCTAGCGGTCCGAAATCAATTGATATGGAATAAACCAACTGCGTCAATGGGGTGGGGAGATTATAGATGGAAGCATGAACCATTTTTCTACGCATCAAAAGAGGGAACTGACACCGTATTCTACGGAGACAGAACTCACAGCACAATTATTGACTTCCATGATAGTGAATTAAAACTTTTGAACTGGGCAAAGAGACAAAAGAAACTTGAGACAGAAGGAAAGCTTAGTATTTGGACTATGAAAAGAGATCGGGTAAATGAATATCTCCATCCAACCCAAAAACCTGTAGAGCTCATAACTTATGCACTCTTCAATAGCTCAAAGGCAGGTGATGTTGTAGTAGATCCTTTCCTTGGAAGTGGTAGCACGCTCATCGCTTGCCACAAGACTGAACGAGTATGCCTAGGCATTGAACTTGATCCAAAATTTGTCGATGTGATCGTTCAACGCTGGGTCGATTACACAGGTATAGAAACGGTCCTAAAAAACGGCAAAGATGAGGTCTGGCAAAAGACACAATATGGAGAACCAAACGAATAAAAAAGAAAATGAAAGCAGTGACAAAAATGTAACTGCGATAGAACCTCATCGTGATGGCACTGGTGCCAGTACGATAGATAACCCTGACGTTGATAATACAACGCAAAAACAACGTGGGGGCATTACAGGCAAGGGCTTCTTACCTGGTAAGTCTGGCAACCCTGAGGGTCGTCCAAGGGGTACCAGAAACATCAGTACAAAGATGCGAGAAGCTCTCGATAAACTAGGTGCAAAAGATGCTCAAGGAAAGCCGGTCCCTGTTGAAGATGCCCTCGTTCAAAAGGTCATCAAAATGGCACTAGATGGAGATCGAAAAATGATTGAACTTATCTGGAATTACCTTGATGGAAAACCTCCACAATACATAGACATCACCAGTAACGGTGAACGTGTCGGAACTGTACTCATAACACCTGAAGAAGAAAAAAGAATTGAAGAATTATTCGCGCCACGATTACTTCTTCCACAAACACAACATGGAAACAATCAACTACGAACCAAGGAGAGCAATGACTCCGATAACAAAGGAAGGAATCCAATTCCTGAAAACCAGCAACCGGGAAGTGCGTACGAAAGCAACTCGTGATCATTTTGGATACTTCATAACTTACTACATGCAAAACTATGTACGAAGTGAATTCGCGTCTTTTCACTATGACATGATGGTCGACGTACACGATCTGATTGACTTAAAAATTCGTGAAGTTGCATGGTTTATGTTTGGTGAAAGTGCAAAAACAAGTTTTGCAAAAGCATTGATACTCTACATGATTGCATACGACATAGAACCGTACATAAATGCTGACTCGTTTGATAGTACAAACTCAGAGCGTATCCTTTTTGATGTGGTCCTAGAACTTCAAACAAACAAAAGGTTCATCGCTGACTTCGGTGATAAATTTAATGCAAAAAGAAATCATTTTGAAGCAACGCAAAAAAGGATTAAAGACTTTATAACCAATCCGAAACGAGATGAAGATGGAAATATCATCAAAGAAGGAATTCGTGTTGAAGCTCATAGTACACAAGAAAGTGTGCGAGGACGTATCCACGGTGCAATGCGTCCAGGCTTTGTACTTGTTGATGATTTTGAAACTAAAAAGACACTTCGAAGTGAAGTAAGCACAAACCAGATCAGATCCCACATTCAAGAATTCAAACGTGGACTTGATTCACAACGTCGCAGAGTTTTATATCTCGGAAATATCCTAAGTGAATACGGAAACGTACAAAGCATTATAGAACGTGCCAAACAAGATCCAGAACTTAGGGTTCGAATAGTACCTATCTGCCAAGGCAATCTTATATCGGGACTACATACTCCAACTTGGCCAAGTAGGTGGGCGCTTACGGACCAGGAAGCAAAGGATGAAGGGAAAGTAAGTATTGAAGCAAAGCGTAGGGCAATGTGGACACCAGAAGAAGGAGACTCCGACTTCCAAGCCGAAATGCTCTGTCAGCCTATTGATGAAGCGAAAGCAATGTTCAAACGAGAATGGTTCCAGCCTATAAGTTGGGATAACCTCATTCAAAAGCGTGTAGCGGCATACGTAACCATTGATACACCAAGTAGAAAAGAAGATGGTGAATTAAAAGCTGATGGAGACTTTGTAGGTTTTTGTATTAACTGGATTGATCGTGAAGGTAAATGGCATTTGAAAGCATGGAGAGAAAAACTTGGTCCAACAGCAATCATAGAAAAAATGTTCGGTGTATATCAATTCTTAATACAAGCAGGTACTCCACCTGTGAAGTTTGCATGGGAAGATACTGCATTCACTCGTGGACTTGAACCGATGCTTCGACACGAACAAAGAATGCGACAACTATTCCTTCCACTCACATGGCTCAAACATCAGGGTAGATCAAAACAAGACAGAATCCGAACAGGATTATTGTATCGATACGAAACTCGTAGCATTTATCATCTTGATGGTGAGTGTAAAGACTTAGAAAACGAATTAATGCGCTTTCCTGAAGCTCCAAATGACGATACGAGCGATGCAACAGCCTATCAAAGTGATATTGCACGTCCTGCAGGTACTGAAAAGCCTAGAGACGTGAGACCAGAAAGGGTAATTGATACCGCCTACGGCAAGATAAAGCCTGCATACGAGGATGAAATAGATGATATCGGTCCTCAATACCCTGACATTGGTATCTAGATGAAGTCAATGCACGCTAAAAAACACGATAACGTTTCTATACTAAAAACATTATGGCACTAGCCCATTACAAAAAACGAGATACGCTCTCAAAACAATCTCTCAAAGAGATTGATTATTCATATCGATACAAGAAGTCACGAATGTCCTCGTGGAATAAAAACGAAGACATGATGAATCCTGATCGAAGCGGTCAGGTAGTATCACCATACGGTGGCAGCACATACCAGCAACAGCAAGGTGACACTCGTGCGCAGGTCCCACTCTTCAAGATGCACGGATTCGTTCACACAATCCTCTCAAAGATTGATAGCCCTCTCACATTTAAATACGTAAAAGGAGAGTCTGCCGATTTGAAGAAAGCAAAACTTATGAATGCTATCAAAGAAAAGGATAGCAAGGTGGGTAGATGGAACTTCAAAGACTTGATGGGTAAAAGAGATGCGGCAATTTATGGTCGTGCAGTTTATTTGTACATGACAAGAAATGATAAAGGCATCTATAAAAGCATTCTCAATTTAATTGATCCAAAAGACTTCCTGATTGATCCTGACGTTGGTGGATTATGTACTGAAGAAGAAGATGGAAGTGGAATTGAAAAAGCATCGTACCTTGGATGGTGGAATACAAAGCTCACAAGAGCGCAACTTTTGAAAGGTGTCAAAGATGGAATTTACTACAAAAAGGCAGTAGAAGATTTACTTGATGGTGGTACAAATGCTAACACAAAAACTGCTCAAGATATTGATAAAGACAACCGAAAAATTAATGGCGCACCTCGAGAGAGATTCAAAAACGACAATCAATTTATTTTTTATACATGGATAACTACGGATGAAAACGATGATAGATATTATCTCGTATTAACTCCATCTGGTGACTGTATTCGATGCGAACCTTGGAAAGAGATTCGAAGAAGTACTAAATATCCAATATGGACATGGGCAGCATTTCCAGATCCACGTGAATTCTGGACACCGTCATACTGTGATTATGTCCGTGGAATTTTCATGGCACAAGAAAAGAGTATCAATCAATCACTTGATAACTCTGAACAAATCAATCGTCCTCAAACAGCCGTAAATGTTGACTACGTTAGAAACCTAGCCCAAGTACGATACAGAAAAGATGGATACATTGAGATAGAAGGAAACATGGATGTGAACAAGGTTCTTCAAACACGTCAGACACCACCAATTCAAGGTCCGTTCATGGTATACGATAAGCTCGAGACAATCGTTGAAGCTGAATCAGGAATCACTCCAGGAGTAAAAGGTACGAGTGACGAAGAAACTCTGGGAATTTATGAAGGAAATATGCAACAGGCAGGTGATCGCTTCGGCTTGTTAAATAAAAGCTATGCCGAAGGATACTATCGCTTCGCAGTACTACACAAAGAAGGGGTGATGCAAGACTTGAAGAAGAAAATGGCAGTACAAATTCTCGGTCCCGTTGGTCTTGAAATAGAAATGGTAAGTGCTCGTGACCTCAAACCATTCCAAAAGGACTATGACATTCTTGTTGAATCAAGTATTGCTGAAGCACAAAGCAATCTCGCAGATAGTAAAAATAAAATTACATTCCTTAGTGCATACAAAGGTGATGGAACGGTAAATCAAAAAGTATTATTTGAAACTCAAGCAAGTATTGCTGGAATTGATGACGATACAATCAAACGATTACTTGATATTGGTGATTACAATGCAATTGAAGTGATAGCTCAAGCTGAAGAAGCATTCCAACTTATTATCGGTGGAGATAAAGCACCATTATACAAAGATGCAAATACTGCATTCCTACAAAGGCTCCATGACCTCTCCGATAAATACGATCATGAACTCAGTCCTGAACAACATAACAATGTATTCTCATACATTGAAGAAATAACTCCGATTGTTGAGCGTAATGCTGCACGAGGAGTAATGTCTCAGGTTTCAAAAGAAGGATTAATAGGGCAGTCCGGCATGGTCGATGGCGAGATGCTCGAAAATCCAGAACTTGCAGCAACAGGAACCGCTCCAATTGCAAATCCAGGAACTGAGGTAGCAGAAATTGCTGCGCTCTCGCCGTAGCAATTACAAATTATTAATTAATCATTAAATTATTTATGTCAGAATCAAACAACGTACGTTTTATTGAAGATAATGGTAAGTGGGCATGGAAAAGATACGATGCCGATGGATCCGTTATTTATCGCAGTCCATTATTCGATACAGAAAGGGAAGCTCGTGAAGATTATGATCTAAACGGCACTCCAAATGAGACTCCGGTTCCACAACCAGAGCCAACTCCTACTGAAAGCACTCAACCAGAATCAGCTCCTGAAAATACCACTACTCCCGAAACAACTGAGCCTGTAAATCAAACAGAACCATCTTCGGAATTACCAACCGATCAACCAGCCTAAAGCTCATGCTTAGATTCAGTTACAAAATCAAAAAGAGAGCGAAAGATAAAGGTGACTTCCGTATCACAAAACACGGTCAAGTTGCTGAGTTTTCTCTGCGTGATCTGAATCGAAACGTAGAACACATAAAGAAACAGAGAAAAGAACTTGATGCGAATGCAAAGCTACAGGAAACACTCGCTGAAAATATTCGCAGAGCAAATCCAGATCTCGTAGCATATATTAAAAAGCTGACTCCAAAAAAGAGACACGCTCTAACAATGCTCGCTATTCAAGAAAACAAAGCGAAGCAGTATCGTGATCAGGAAAAAGAAACAAGATCAATACTTCGCATGCTTACAAATGAAGACCGTGAGGTCCGTAAACAATTAAAACTATGAGTGATACAGAAAACAAAATACCACTCACTGGTCCTCACGAATCAGGTATTGAAGGTGACGAAGAAAAGCAAAAAGAAGATGAGGTAGAGATGGCAGAACTCAATGCTGCAATTGATGTATCTCAAGACCTTGTCTCATGGACTCGAACTCCTGCAGGAAAAGATACTGTCGATCGTCTGCAAAAAGAAGCTCGAAAAGCCATGAATGAACTCTTCTCGGTTTTGCATGAAGATCCGTCACTTCCAAAACTTATCTCTGCTGTCGCACGTTTTGAATCAGCAATACAAATGACACGAAGGTTCACAGGTGCTGAAGAAGACCTTGATATTCTCCTCAATGAATTATCAAGACGAAGACCAGGAGTATAGAACAAAAAAACCATCGGACATCCGGTGGTTTTTTCTTTTGAAAACCACTGCACGGTGTTTTTCACTTATCGCGCATCAAACTAAATGCAAGAGGGGCCAACCTCTTTTAATAAGGTAATCGCGCTAGTGTCCTGCGTAACACAATCGGACATCAATGGGGCGAAACCATTGAATAATAAAAACGTATGCCAGAACCAAAAGGAAAGGGAGCGCCATTACCCACTGATGACAAATCAGGAAAAGGCACAGGGGAAGCTAATCCTTCTGAAAATGATGGAAAGGGCAAGAATACCAACCCTACAAATGGTCAATCGATTGCACAAGTTGCAGGGGCGGAAAGCCAACCCTCAGGTGATCCAAAGGATCAGAAAGATAACAAACAAGAAGAAGGTGACGAGAAAGAAGGTTTGATTGTCGAACTGAAAAAGGAAAATCGTGAGATGAAAAAGATGATCAGAGACGAGGTCATTCCCACCATTCGACAGCTCCAAGAGCAAGTAAAGAAAGGTGGTACTAGCGCCAGTGAAGCGAAAGACGAACTGGATGCACTCGCCGAAGAATGGGAACTTGAGCCTAAATTTGTAAAAAAGCTCGCAGACATTCTTCTCAACAAGTCCAAGAAGCAATTCGAAGACGAGTACCTTTCAGACATCAAAGATATTAAATCGAAAGCTGAAGAACAGACTAAGCAGATCACTCACGCTCAGATAACTGCAGCTATATCCAAAGAATTCGACCGTGTTGTGGCAGACAATCCAGAGATTGGAAAAATTGCCAACAAAGAAGCAGTCAAGAAATACATCATGTCGAGTGAGAATAACCTCAAACGAACCATGGAAGATGTTCTTGATGAACTCTACGGTAGCGCGCAAAAAGATGGCGCAGGAATGGAAGGATACAGCTCTCAAGGTGGAAATCATCCGAAGGAACCAGACTATAAGTCTCCTTCAGCTGAAGACCACAAGAGAATCGCAGAATCACGTGAACGTGGCGGTGAGGAATTTGATAAGTATCAAGAAAACCTCATAGATCGGCTAACTCATCGTTCTCGACATCGAAAGTAATGTCGTGATGGGCTGAAATTTTATCAGCCTAATTATTAGAAATCATGTTAGCAACATTCAAAGAACAATTCGATAACGCCTATCAGGCGGTCTTCGATAAAGTGTTGGTGGCAATGGAGATCGCCAACACACGTCTTGAAAAGCAACTCACCTATGGTGCGAGCGTCAAGCGTGTGAAATATTCTCTCGCTCCAATTCGTGTGCGTAATATCACACTTGGAGTAAACCGAACCATTGATCAACTCAATGACTCCGGAGAAACCCTGCTTGTAAACAAGAACAAGGGTTCAGACTTCCGTATCTCTAAGAAGGAGATGATTCAGGCTGGCCCACTGAATCCTGCCGAGACTATCGGTTCTGAAGTGGCCAAGAAACTCTCAAGATACATTGATGCCGATGTGCTTGCTGAAGTGAAAAATGCATTGCAAACCTTTGATACAGGTGACCTAACTACAATGACATCAAATGGTACTGCAATCGCACTCTCAACCACAAACGTCCCTCAGCTTTTGTCTCAGGGTCGTGCAAAACTTCGAAAAGCAAATCAAGACCTTACAAGTCTTGCTCTCGTCCTCGACAGTTATGGTGGATCAATTATCGAGCAATACGTGATGTCAAAAAACATCGACCTTGCTGCTGCGGCATTCAAAAACGGATATGCCGGTCCTGTAGGTGGTGCGGAATTGTATCTATCCGAAAACCTACTCGCCGAAGCTGTTATCACAATGGCTTCAAACCCTACAAACGGTCAGACATTCTCAATCAATGGTTATGTTTATACGTTTGTGACTTCAATCGGTTCAACGCCAGGTAATGTGCTTATTGAAGCAGGTGTGGATGCAACTAGAGATAACCTCATAGATGCAATTCACCAAACAGCTGGTACAGAGGGTACAAAGTATGTGGCATGGACAGATATAGATCCAAGCTACGACCAGTCAAACTGGGTCGACTTGCAACTTACAGCAACTGATAGTGATGCAGCAGATACCATCACAATTATAGGTACAGGTTCTGGTCGTTTGGCATTCGGTGGTACCGCAACACACACCGTAACCAAAAACCTCGTTCACGCTTACTACGGTAAGAAAGGAGCGATTGATGTGGTTATCCAAGACCTTGCAGAAATGGAAATGGTCGACGATCCATATCAAAGAGCGAAGATTATTCGAGCAGACGCTATCTACGGTATCAAAACATTTGCCGATGGAAAGCCTCAATTCCTCGATGTTCTTCTGCAGTCATAACGACTCCGCCGTCCTCAGTCCCGAGCTGGGGCTTGGCGGCAGAAGTAGTAACTTGCAATGGGACTACTTCTGCCACTGAGAAATATGGCAACACCACTAACAGGACAAAACATAATAGAAAGATTTGAACTTTATACCGATGACACTACAGAGTTATCGAGCGATGAAGAATTGAATCTTGCAAATGACAAACTACGTTTGATTTACATGGAACAGCCGTGGGAATTTTTACGCAGACAAAAAATAGGATCAGTAGAAAGTGATGGAAAAATTACAGCTCCATCAGACTTTGATGAGCTTATGGAAAATTACAGTGATGATCCAACAGTGAGCGAACCATTACTCAAGGTAGTTTTTATAGGTCCGTCAAAGATTCCATATTTTGTCATTCCAATGGGTCAGAGAAATGCAAATGAATACAGTAATGTCTGCTGGTTTGATCCAACAGACAGAAAAATAAACTTTGTGCAAAACCCAGGAACAGGAACGTCCTATCAATTTGACTACAAGACCAGTCCTGATGACATTACCCTCAATACAAGTCCTGCACTACCAAGCGAATATCATCCGATGATTGTATTCGCAATGCTTGTGGATGATGAAATTATTCAAAAGTCTGAGAAGGCTCGCAGTAATCAAGAAATAAACTCAATTCAATATGCGAGATATCTCAAGAATCTAAAATTGCGAGATGCTCGCTTCAAACTTGTATGAAAGACAAAGTTATACATTTTCAAATCGAAGACGGGATGCTTGTCCTTCTTACAGACACTGGTCGCATGTTCCAAAAGTCGATGAGAACAGGTGGGCAGTGGATAGAGATTCCACTTCCCGAATTTCCATCTAAGAGAAAAGAAATTGATGAAAAAGAAATATCATGGCCAATCACGAAATCCTAAAATTCCTAAGTGGAGTATATAACCGAGCCGACAATGAAGATACTCCAAAAGATAGCGCAAAAGATTCACTTAATTGGATCACTATTGATGAGCATATTGAACTTGCCCGAGGAAAAGTAACGGTAGGGAATGAAGGAGTAGCAGGAAGTTGTACAAGTATCTGGGTAGGGTATCGAGTTGATGGAACTCCTGTCCTCTGGAGAAAAATCGGCACAAAGATCCAATATTTTAATGGCACGACT